TTATTGCATTTTTAAAAAATAATGAATTTGATAATATCTTCCTTGTGGGAGATATTATCGATATATGGAGATTCAAACAGGCATTCTCAATGAATGCCGAAAAACAAAATCACCATATGGAAGTGATCGAAAGATTGCTCAAACTTTCTCGTAAGGGAACAAAGATTCATTACATCTATGGAAATCATGATGAGTTTATGGCAAAGTTTTCAGGCCATCATATCTTTGGTAATATTAGTTTAAGTGAACGAGAAGAATACACTACTTCTTCAGGAAAGAAGTTTCTTATTCTTCATGGACATCAGTTTGACTTTCTCACAAAGTTTCCTGTCAGTTCCTATATCTACAAACTAGGTGACTATGCATATGAACTGATCTTGGAAATTAATGATTGGTTCAATTGGTGCAGAAGAATGATGGGAATGAGATACTGGTCTATCTCCAAGTATGTAAAGATCAAAGTAAAGAAAGCAGCCCAGTTCATTGAAAGCTTTGAAAGCGTTGTTATCAAATACGCAAAGGAAAAAAAATATGATGGCATTGTCTGCGGTCATTTGCATGAACCAAAATTGTATACTGTAAATAATATTACATATGCCAACTGTGGTTGCTGGACCGAGAAAGACAACTGCACATTTCTTTATGAAGATTCAGATGGATTTTTGAAACTGGACACCTATGCGATCCATTGATCTTTTCATTGAAGAATTTAAAAGAGTGTCTGTACTTACTCTTTGCTTCATGATTATATTTCCTTTGATGATTTTTGGAATGATCGAAGGAATGATAAAGTATCTTCTTACAAAGAAAAAGAAGACTGGATGTGAAGTCTAATGGTAGAACATACCGTACCATTTTGGTGGTTTGCTATTGCTACCTTCTTGCCTTTTATTGCTCTTGGCATTGCAGAAGTTATTATTTACTTCAAAGAAACATATAAACAAAGATATTGATTATACTTGACTGCTAGTCGTACTGGGGTATATTAAACATATGAGAACCATTATCAATAAACTTACTGTCCCATTTACTCTTCTTGCCATGATCAATCTAATCGGTATGGCATACCATTATAACTATGAAGGTGCATTAGTTGGTAGCATCATCGGTATGATGGTCGCCTTCCTCGCCAACGAAATTCGCGCAAAGTTTGATTAAGTCATGGCAAAAAATTGTGTAATTAAAAGTCGGCTCCAAAGAGCAGCAAAAATGTTATGGTTTGAAAATATAAAAAAACAATACCATTGTTTAATGTGTAAGATTGAAGATTATAGAGTTTTGGATTTTCATCACAGAGATCCTACTACTAAAGTAGAGCGGGTTTCTCATATGCTTGACCGAGCATCTAAAACCAAAATTTTAAATGAAATAAAAAAGTGTGATTGTTTATGTTCTAATTGCCACAGAATTTTGCACTATGAAGAAAAACAAAATCTTCCTGCAGGACAAAGAAATATAGGTAGCAAAAAAAACTTGCTTATACCAAAACTGGATGTATAATACTCTTATGGTCCTGTCGTCTAGTCTGGTCAAGGACGCGGCCCTTTCAAGGCCACAACACGGGTTCGAATCCCGTCAGGATCACTAAACCTATGAAAGACATTGAACTACGTTTGAGAAACATGGCTGATAAGTGGCACGATGCAAACCGAGAAGTGTTTGAAGTTTGCAGAGATGCCGCAGAGGAAATTCGTGTACTCCGTGTACAGCGTAACTGTGCATTGGAGACTAAGGAATCTATAATCACTGCCTACAATCATGGAACTGGTTGGGGGAAAGGAAAAGACGAATGAATCCTATTGAACTAAAAGAGTATGCAGATCCAATTGACAAGTTGATTGAAGATTATCCTTCTGTTTTCAAGGGTATGGTTCATAGTGCAACATATAATCTTCCAAGTGGTTGGTATCTGCTTGTTGATAAACTCTGCTCCGATCTTTCTGTTCTTCTTGATGAAGAGCGAAAGAATACTCAAGAAAATCCCGAACAGCCTTTGTTCATGCTTCTTCAGATCAAGGAGAAGTTTGGTGGTCTTCGATTCTATTACATGATGAACACAGACAATGACAAACTTTATCATGAGATTCGAAAGTTGATTGATACCGCAGAAGATAATTCATACAAGATTTGCGAGGTCACAGGAAAGCCCGGAAATCTTTGCCGATCTGGAATGCATTACCATACGTTCTGCGAAGAAGTTCGTATCAAAAATGAATACGAGGTTGCGGATAATGGAAACTCGTAATATTATTGATCATTACCACTATTGGGCTGATGATGCAATCAAAGCTGATCTCAATACTAAAAGACATAACTTCAGTGTTGTGTGCTGCAATATTGGCAATGACTTTAATATCGCCACGGTCATTCGAAATGCTAATGCGTTTCTGGCGAAAGAAGTAGTAATCTATGGGCATAAAAAATATGATCGTCGTGGTACTGTTGGTACTCACCATTATACCAATTTTCATCATGTACGAAGCATTGATAATCTTGGATCTTATTTTGAATCCAAGCAAGAATCGGGACCAATTCGATTAATTGGAATAGACAATATTCCTGAAGCCAAGGATATCAATGCATTTGACTTTGATCCAAATGTGCATTATATTATGATCTTTGGCCAGGAACAGATTGGCGTTCCTATGGATGTGCTAAGTATGTGTGATGATGTCTTATATATCCCTCAGTATGGATCTGTAAGAAGCATCAATGTTGGTTGCGCAAGTTCAATTATTATGAATAATTATTGCGCTAAAATTCACTCCTCGGTAGTGTAACGGTAGCACCAGAGACTTTGGATCTCTTTGTATAGGTTCGAATCCTATCTGAGGAATTATGACTGAAAAAATTATAGTATTGTCTATATGTGCTCTTGCATCCATTCCTGGTTTTTGGTTAATAGGCTATGGTATCCGGTGCATGATTAGTGATATGAGAAAGAAATAATATGAGTAATATGAAACCTATCGGTAAATGGATTGTCGCAAAAACATTAATTGGTGGTGAAAAGACCACTGCAGCCGGCATCATCTTTCAAGAAAAATCCAAGTCAAGAATTATTCCTGCCAAGGTTCTTTCTGTTGGAAACAAGCTTACAGAAGATATCAAGGTAGGAGATATCATTTGGTGGGATGTTGGTAAGATCAAGGATGGTTACAATGGAGATCATGTAATCCATCAAGACTGGGTTGAAATGGTCGAACGAACTTAAAGACTCAAATTTTGATCTTGTTTGCTTTTGATATAATCATTCATCTTATCAAGATAACCAAGATTGCGAAGTTCTTTGAATATAAGGTTTCCGTGTGAGAACTCACCGTATTTCTTTATATCAGAAGAACGCATATCTTTGAACTTGTCTTTGAGATTTTGGAATGATTCATCTTCTGCATTGGATGCAATCAGAGAATCAATCTGATCAATATATTCCTGAACCTTCTTTGTAATGTGTGGATTTTCAAGATTGACTTCTTGACTAACAGGTTCAGCAATCCAGCTGTTATCAGTTAAACTGAATACGCCTTGATCTTTTGGAAATCCATCATTCATGTCTTGAGCATATATCTCAACATCATTACCATGAATTTTTATGTCATGTGTCAATGACCAAAGTTGTTTCTTATCTTTTAGATAATCATCTATGAAATCTGGACAGTTTGGGATGGCATCCACATCAACGAGAATATGAAGATCAATATCTGATTGTGGCGTATAGTTATAGTTTGCATTTCCACCAACTAAAATCATGTCTTTAACTGCTTCAGCTGGTATATTAGCCCAGGAAATCCAGGTCTGGCCTATTTCAATTAATTTCTTTCGTACATCATCCTTTAATTCAAATCCATTCCAAATCAACGGATTTAATTCTTGGTGATATTGAAGTGTAGTTTTTAATTCTTCTCTAAGAAAATCAGAAAACTTTACTAATTTGGATTCATTTCTTTCGTGTTTTGATATTTCAATGGCCTGTAGTTGAGCAACAGCTTTTTCCTTGGAAGAATGCTTTCCAAGGACTTTCTTACCGGTTGAATCCAAAACATAGAATTTGTCGCCTACAGCCTTGATCATACAATTATTTATGGAAAGAAAAACCCCTTCTGCGCAGAGATTAGAAGGGGTCGAAAGACCTTGCGATCTTTACAGGGGTTTATTTATTAAGAAAGGTTATAATCCTGAGCAATTTGATCTTCTACGCCAAATGCTGGAAAATGTTGTATGAAAAATGCATGTGCAGCTTTTGCTTCTTGATATATTGGATGATCACTACCATATCCTTCAACTTTTCCTTGAGGATGTTTATTTAATTTGTTTATATGCATCAAAGCTTCATCACGAATTTTTTGGGGTACTCCTCGTTGACCATTTTCTGTTTGTCCTGCCATCAAAGGATGTGATCCACTTTTCATTAACTTTTCAAACTCGTCAATTCCAACTGCCCCAAGATCGCCTTCTATATCACTAGCTTTAGCTGGAATATCATATTTTACTTCATTGAGTATTCTTGGAAATCCACCATAATTCATAATACCACCATGAACTTCACGGCCTTCCTTAATCATCTTCTTCTTTTCAGCCATCTTCTTCTTGATAGCCTTGTCCTTAGAACCAAAGTATTCATCCTTTGATGATTCTACTTCGCCATCTCCATCATAATCCTTGTCGGCCATCTTCTCTTTCTTAGAACCCTTTTTAGAATCCTTTTTGTCCTTCTTCTTGTCCTTCATTTTGGCTTCAAGAATAGCAATTTGTTGTTGAAGTTGTTCGCAAAGATTACGGTAGTAATTTTCTAAGTGTTTCATAATATTATTTATATGTTTTGTAATTTTATTGATTATATAAGAGGATCATAACTAATAGTTAGATTTAACCACCCGTATTAGACCAGCCAACAGTAATTCCTGTAGTCATGCTAAAATTGGTATTTGCTGCAATATCTGTAGCTGCATTTATAGACAATACTTTATGAACTCTTGGATTTTCCAATGAAGTATCTCCATTTACTAATTGTGTAAAATCATTAAAATATGATTGTGTCAAAGTAATTGGGAAATTTGAAGTTATTCCCATTGTAGTACCAGTCCATCCAACAACCCAAGAAGTTCCAGAACCAGTAATTGTTAAATTTGGCCCAGTCGGTGAAATTCCCGTAGTTCCAGACAATCCAGTATGGAATCTGTATATTTCAGTTCCGGTTGTTATTCCTACAGTTTTGGTTACATTATCAATTATTGTTACATTCAATGGTGAAGAAGAAACGGCTCCGGCTGGCTTACTCCACAATACTCTTCTTGTGCATGAAGTTGTTTTAGTATATGCCCCAGTAGTGTTTATAGTAATATCACCAGAGGTTGCACCCAATGTTGTGACTGTTATTGGAGAATTGACTGCAACATTGTTTCCACCTATCGGCTGTCCATCAAGCTGCATAATATTATGGCCTGTGGCTTCCTGTAATTTTATCATAGGTTGTAATAATATTGGATTTTCTTCGTAATAATCGATACCACAATCCATCAAAATAACTCTATTACCACAATATATGCTTATTTGCCCTTGATCTCTGTGATTATGTGCTTCTTTTGTTGATGATCCCTTTACCCACAATGCAAAATGAGAACTACCTATATTATTTTGAATATCAATAGGTTTATCTCTACCTGATCTCCATATTACCATTTGTTGATCTGGATAATATTTAAAGTTTGGAATTGTAAGAACGCCTGTAATATTTTTGGTTGCTTGGTAATAATCTATTCCATAATCCGTAGATAAAACATTTGGATATAGATATTTTACATTTGGTAAAGCTTGTGAATCACTGGATGCAATTGCACCTATTGAAAAGCTTGGCAAAGGATTATCAATCGCATAACTTGGAAGTTGTTGTGTTCTGCAATCTGATGCATTTAAAATTGCATTGCCTGGCAATACATAATCTACTGTCCAATTCCAATAGTTATTTGTAAACGGATATAGTGTAGTATTTTTTAATCTTGTATCACCGCTCGCCGCCATATAATTTATTGTATTAAACAATTCTGGCATTGATTGTTGTGCATATGCCCATCCTTCAAAATACGAACCATCTACGTTACCATAATTTAATGTTTCTGCTAACAAAGATACACCCAAATTATATGCGGGTAGTAGATTTGAATCACCCAAATACAATGTTGCATTTACTAAACTAGCCGCAGGTTCTATCCATTGATTTGTATTTGGTTGTCCCGCCCCAGTTGGCAAACCAGTAAGTTGGCCTTTTGTATACCATGCCAACCTGTTTTTCCAATTATCAACCAATCCAAAAACTTCAGCTTTCAATTGATCTTTAATTTTATTTGTCAGATCAGTTGAAACAAGATTTTGCAAATCATACAACATATTAATCGCACCATTTATATACCACGATGTTGCTAGATAACAACCATTTTTTAATATGGGATCGCTGCAATAGTAAAGATCCCAACCATTTCGTTGAAAAGGTACGTGTGTGTTGATTTCTGTTAAAATGTCAGTGCATCTTGTAAGCAACGTTGCTTGTGTTGTGCTGTTGGCACTTCCAGCAGTCAATCCTCTATCAAATCTACTTTGTATAATTTTATATCCAACTGCAAGTGGATGTCCTTTTGCCCTGATGTAATCACCTACACTGGGATCACTTTGAGCAAAAGCATACGTATCTCTTATTATAGTTGTATCATCAGGAGAATAAAGACTGCAAGAATATAGTGCACCTCCTGTCGCAGCCCTAGAATTAAGATATTCTGATGGAATACTTCCATAAGTATATGCTCTAGTATATTTTGTAGTGGGATCACTTACACTTGGATTTGTATAAGTGCTTGTATATTGACTCAACAAAGTTACGATATTAGGATCGGTAGAAGCAACAATACTATTCCAATCTCTAGGAATATAATTTAATGTTCCAGAATATGGTACCAAAGATTGTGTGGCAGTTGTCATGCGTGCAGTTACTTCTGCACAATCTTCTTGAAGTGGTCCATAAAATCCTGACCAGTTTTTAAACAATCTTGCAAGATTTATTACTTTCTTGGCTCCAGCACACAATCCAGCATTTTTTGCAGTTGTTGTATTCCAACCAGTAGAACCATTTGTATTATATAAATTTAAATCGTATATTTGTTGATAAGGACTTGCTATTGTGTATACAACAGTTTGTGTTTCTAAAAATATATCATTTAACATTCTTCTGGCGGTAAGAATGTCTTTATCTGCAGTCCACGTTCCAGATAAATTAGAAGCAGCAAGATTAATATAATATTTTAAAGGGAACCAAATAAACATAGATGTACAACTTGCATCTATTACACCACCTTTAAACAGGAATAAACCCATATGCTGATCAAAAGAAACAGTACTTGGAAAATTTATTAATTGGTTGAAGCCTGAAGCTCCAGTTGTTATTCCACCCTCTAGCTCTGCATACGCAACAAAACTATTAAATGATGTAGTCCGTTTGACATTTGCCAATTCTTGTGCAGCACCACTTAAACCATTATAAATCCATTGTTTGGTTGATTCTGAAGTAAATTTTGAATATGGATTGGCATCCGTATATGTTGGATATGAAGATATATCAATTTTGTCTGCATAATTTTTAAATAAAGATATTTTATTTTTTTGTTGATTTATTAAACGAGTTTTTTCAGCTGTATAAGAAGCTCCGGATACTGCACTAGATTTTTCTGCCCAGTTGCATGCATTTCCCGGAGTAAACAAAAAGTAATATGGTAGAGCAGGAACATTATAGTGGTAAACCGTAGAATACGGTAGAACTTCTTTGGTTGCAGCCAATACACCGGCCATTGCATTAATTGCTTGGGCACAAGATATACCAGCTGGTGTTGCAGCAGCCGGATCAATATCACCATTTATATAATTTGTTAATGCTACTTCAAAATCCGGAACAATGTGATATGGATACGTTCCATAAAAATTAATATACATTGTATTGGATGCATATAAAGGTCCAATATTGGATATTCCACTTTTATATACATTGGAATTAAAAGTAAAACCGGATCCAATTACTCCATTAAATTCATATATAAGTTCACCATTTTTTAATCCACCCTGACTATAAAGACTTGGAATTATTAATGCTCTATCATTTACAGTTAAAGATTCATTTAAGCCAGCAATATTTGTAACAACATCGGGATAAATGCTTGTAGGTGGATTGTCAATACTGATAATTAAATCAGTTGTTCTGATGGCATTTACATTTGTAACTGGGGTATATCCTACTCCGAAATCATCTACTTTGCCCCAGAAAATTAAAAGACCATCATTTCTTAATGCTGCGGTATATCTTGTACCTACAATTACTTGAACACAATTACTTAATCCAAATGGAACATTGCATTCACCAGAATTATTTTCTCCCCAGCATACTACCGTTCCATTTTCTCTAAGAGCCGCAGTATGATGATAGCCACCAGCTACTTGTTTAAATGAACCTGTTGGTAATCCCAGTGTTCCTTCTGAATTGCGAAGTGGAGTGGATTCTCCCCATTCATTTCTATCCCATGCAAATAGAGAACCATCAGATTTAATAACTTGGCTTGTATAATATCCAGCACCAACTGCTTTTACAGAACCGGATGTGGTCTTAAAAGATTTTACAGTCGAAGCAGTTTTATCACCAACAGGTGCTGGTGGAAATGGATATTGAGCTCCCCAACCAGCATTATCTCCACTATTAAATCCATTGGGCATCCCACTTCCTGCCCGACTCCAACCAAGATTAGTTCCTTGATTGCCGCTTCCAGTAATAGTATAGTACCAATTTTGACCCCAAGTTTCAATATTTCCATTTTCTGTCAATAAAATGCTATGGCCTCTGCCAGCAGCGATATCAATATATCTTTTACCCGATGTTCCAAATATAGAATTAGGAGAACTGCAATTATTATTATAACAACCAGCCGGCATCGTTATATGTGCTGTACTTTTTGTCCAACTGCTTCCAGGACCACTATAATTTACACTAGTGGGATCGCCAACAGTTGCTCTAGAAAATTGGTAATCATAAGGAGCACCAGTATCGTTAATCCAATTTAAAATACCACTCCATGCAAAAGGAGGTCTTGGATATGTTCCGGCATATGGGCCAGAAGTTCTTATATAAGGAGTATCATACGCACCATTGGGGTTATTAGAACTATAATTTTCTGCATAGTGTAATGGACAACCAACAGTTAAACCTCTGAATAGTCTATATCCTATTGGTTCTGGGTTTGGAACACATATAGATGTAGACGGTGAGGATATAAATCCTAAAAATGATGCTGCATCTTGTTTATATTCCCAATTGATATATGCACTATATCCCGTAATATATGGAGCTTCGGTAGCAGTTGGTCTTGGAATTAAACCTACAGGGGACCAAACAGTATTGGGATCACTAAATTGTGCCGTTTCATTTGCGTTTCCCCACGTAACAACGGAACCATCATTTAATAATGCCAAATAATGATATGCTCCAGCAGCAAGTTTTACAACTTTTTTACCAACAGCATTCAACTGAGTCATAAAATATTCGGCATTTGTTTTTGCTGTGTTTCCATCATCACCCCAACCAATAACAGTACCATCTGTCTGTAAAGCAACTGCAGATCTATATCCGGTAACAACTTGTCTACATTTACCAAGAGTAGCAGGAGGAGTCATATTAACTTCTCTATGATTTGTTATATCTTTACAAAGGTAATATACGGTACCATCTTTAGTGGTATAAAATATTAATGCTCCTGAATTAGTAGCCAAACTTACTGAATTCAACCCACCTGTAGAAATGTTGCTATTGAGTAATATTGGATGCATTATTTGACTTTCAGAAAATCCACTGTATAATATTTATACTATGAGCAATAAAGATTTGGAAGAACTTATTTACGAGTATGGCCAAGTTCTTTACAGACTTGGTAGGCTTGAAACTGATGGAAAAGAAACCCAGAAAGAATACAATAAGCTGACCAAAAGAAAAGAAGAACTAATGAATCTTTTTGATGGGCACTTTAAATCTTCTAACAAAAAATTGGCTCAAACTTTGGGTGTATGTGATTGATCATCAAAAGTTGTTCTAGCAATTTCTTTGGCTTTCTCTGGAGATATTCCTTGTCTGGACATGGCCTCCCAAAATTGATCCATCATAATTTTATTCACATCGGTTAATTCAGAACTTCTATTGGGTGACATCTTAGAAGTTTCAACATTATAGAGATTTCCTTCTTTTATATCTTTCATACTGATATTTATGCCCAGACACCGAAAAACGTCTACTCAGCCCAAACGCAAATACAATAAAAAGACTGTGGTGATTCCTAAAAAGATCTACCCAGAATATGTTCAAAATTTTATAGATGAAGTAGAGTCCAAAACTCCTTATAAAGTTTCTGTTGCACAGTATAATGAGGGATCTGGCTACCATGTGGGTGTCTGCAAGGCCATTCCACATGGAAGACACCATTGTATCTGGATGGTCAGCTATGCCAAAACTAAAGAGGAATTAGATCAGTTTTGGTCCGTAAAGGATAGTCTAAATAGTGTAGAATGATTGATGGAACCTACAAAAAAGTAATTTATTATGACCTTGCTGATTTATTAAATATAAATACTTCTTATACTTTGGATGTTTCAAATTATAGATGGATAAAAGCTTTTGCCATAAGAATTGGCAATGATGAAGATGCAGTAGGAACTCAACTGACACCCCTTATATCTGCAACTTATTATACTTCTGTAAGTGAAGTAACTTTAACAAACCAAATTTCTGCTGGTCAAAATCCTCTTGTATCAGTACCAAATAGTGCAAAATCAATTATGGGCAATTCTACTACTTCGGGATTTTCTACTTTGGTGATACCAGCCAATTCTACCGGAGGCCACACATTGTGTAAAGGATCAACAACAAATAATTCTTGGCTATGGTATCCATATAGACTGAAAAAATTAGTTTTAAATTCTGCTGGCCAAGAGGCAGTATCAAATACAGCGCTACTACTTCTTTTTTGAATAAATAATATTATGAGAACCTATAGAAAAGTAAACCAACTTCCCATTCGCACTCACGGTAGCACTTGGATAAACAATGAAGGCGCTTTGGTTGTAAACCAAACTGCATCAGCAGTAAACTTTACATATACTTCATTAACCCCAGCAGGTGCTACTACAGATATTATAATGCAAATTGCTGCTTCTAGCAGCACTTTAATCCCAATCTATCTTTATTCTTGGGATACTTCCCCAAAGGGAAGCGCAGCAGGAATTACCTTCTACACTGTGACTTAATATGTCCAAAGAAATCCGTTGTCTGATAACCAATCAAATCCTTAAAAAAGGTGAATGGTTCTGGTTATCATGGGAAATGGATGCAGCTATCTCAGCACAAGGTCTAGCAGAAATAGAAATTCGCCGTCATGATCCTGACGACGAATTTGCTAAATTGTTATGGGAAGAATGGGAATGGTCCCGAGAAATCGGATATCCCGATCTTTAACCTTCATTCATCATTTTTGAAATTTTAGATATAATTGATTCTCTTACTGTTTTCCAGTTAGCAGTAGGAATCTCATAATCATAATCGTTTTCTGGTTCTTCAGGATAATCTTCTTGTTCGCGTCTTGCTCTATTGGCTAAAGCATCTCTGCGAATTTCTGCGGCTTGAGCTATTTCATCTTCGAAATCTAACTCTTCTGGATCAGCTATAACACCATCTTGTCCGTCTGCTGCAACTGCATTTGCATTGCCAGCTGGCTTTGCATCAATTTTACCAGTATTTTGCGCCAATTGAGCAAGTCTTTCAGCCCGTTTCATTCTTTCAAGATTTACATATTCTCCAACATCACCATCGGCAAGTTTAATTGTTCCAGGAGAATGAGGACCAAAACGGCTAATTGTATCCATAACATCGGCAGGATGAGCGCTTGGTGATTCGGGATTAATTACAGTTGGCTGAGGCATTTGACCCATTAATTGGGCTATTTTAGCAGGATCTGTAATTTTTTTGGCTTTAGCTTCATTTGCTTCATTAATCATACGAAAGCCATTTTGTTGTGATTGCATAGCAGCTTGATTTAAGGAATGAATCCAACCGTAATAACCTTTATTGTTCTTCATATCAATATTTAGATTTGACTTCTGTTATATACGATATATACTAGTGGCATGGATTACGGATCACATGGTGCTGGAAAAGGAAGTTCTCCAAGACCTGTAAATTTGGAGCAATACGGTAAAAATTTTGAAGCAATCTTCAAGAAAAAGAAGAAGTCAAAAAAGGTTAAGAAGTAAATTTTTGCGAATGTAACTCAGTGGTAGAGTCTCGGTTTTCCAAACCGATGGTCGTGGGTTCGAATCCCATCGTTCGCTTTTGACAATTAAAGACTATAAAACTGTATAGGGATAACTGATACCCTAGCAGTAATCAGAGGTGGGGCGCGGGATACCTTAGAAGAACGCGCAGGGCTAGTATTATACTTCCCAGATCTTGATCGGGTCTGGAAAAAGGATTCAATGCCCGACTTTAGCGAGTTTACTCAAGCGGTCAACGAGGGCAGACTGTAAATCTGCTGGCTTATGTCTACGAAGGTTCGAATCCTTCAGCTCGCATTATGCACAACGTTAATATACCACATTTTTATTGTTATCTTCGCAAAGAACACATGTACCAACATGAGCAACATAAAGGAGAATTTGACAAGGTTTTAGTATTTGGCGCACAGTCATGCGCTGGATATGCCATGACCTTTCATGTCATGACTGACTACGGAATCGTTCGTAGCAGAGTCCCTATTCATATGCTATGCTGGAAGCCAGAGGCTCCTTTGATGCCCCTAGATCACCTGCAACTTTGGGATTGTTTCCATGAAAATGTATCCATTGTTGAATATGATGCTCTTTTTGATTGCCGGGCGAAAGTTGTTCTGAAAGACAGGACCGAACATTGGGGCGACTATGTAATGACCTTTGATTGGTATAGAAATGCATATTCAGAAGAACCTACCCAATATAAGTGCCTTCATATGATTGCGCTGGACAACGGAAACTATACACTCCAGCCAAACAACAGAATATTTTGGAAAAACATGTCGTTTGTTACAAAACCTTTCCCGGAAAAACCTGACTTCAAGGTTGACAATAAGGCATGGAAGTGCGAAGGTGAGAGTGACCGTTGGATCATTGATGGCCACGATGACAATTATTACTACGATATAAAGCCTACTACATAATAATGGTATTGTTGATATTGGATTGAAATGCGTACAAGACGGGGGTTCGAATCCCCCCGACTCCATTAGCCTAAGTCAGAGAATCTGCAATCCTCTGAAAACGGCGAATCAAGTCCTCGTAGCAGCGGGGCATTTCCCGAAGTCCTAGGCTTCGGGTCACCGGGGTCGAAAGGAATAGATTGGCGCAAAGTAATGAAGAAGGAGATACCCGACACGGGTAACGAGTGTCGTAAATAAACAGTTGCAAAAAATAATTGCTAACCAATTAGCAATGGCTGCTTGAAGCAGTGGGGTTTGGTCTCCCGCATCTGAATCGACCCGAAACCCCCCTCAAAAGGGGTTTTGTTATTTGACACGCCATAAATAAAGAGTATACTATTCATATGCCTAATTCTAAACAACGTATAACTGCTCGGGCGCACAGAAAGCGCAAAACCCGTCTTCGTAATAACCGTCACAAGAGCCTCATGGAGGCTAAAGTTGGTACTCTTCGTGCGCTTGACGCGAATGGCCAATTACCTGTTTCAATCAAGCAAGTGAGATTGCCTAATGGCTAAAACCGTTACAGAAATGACTCTTGCGGATGTTCGCAAGAAGTATGATTCTATCGATTGCTTTTTCACCTATTATGATGGTGAGAAGGCTGCATTTGATTTTTATGGTACTGATGCAACTGGTGCCGAAGTTCGTATTTCCCTTGGTGGATGTCCTGCTTGGATCAAGCACATGGCATTCGGTCCAAAGGATCCCCTAAATATCAGTGACGCAATGAGCCGTCACGTTCGATATGTCTCTGTTACAGACAATCGGGGCAAGGTAGTTTACGAACAAATTTTTGACACTAACTAAGGAAAAATATGAATAATTCAGATTTTAATGATTTCAAGAACTGGCAGAATGGCGACGATGATGACGCCAATAACCCAAACAATAATCCAAATGGATTCTTCTTCTATGGCAATATGGGTCCAGAGTTCCGCAAGATGTGGAACGACATTAACAGTGGGCAAGACTTCACTGAAAGCATGAAAGAGTACCTGAACATTGATGACATCATGAAAGAATGGAGCAAGAACAGTCGCCCCAAGAATCCCATGAATAATCGTCGTCCCATGAAGAAGCCACAGCCCGCAAAGACCACGACCACCTTCTCGCGTGAGGATTATGAGAAGCTTATTGAGATTCGTGGATATCTAAACATTACTGAGCAACGTGCTCACGTTAAGGCTCTTGACAAGCTTCTTAGTCAGATTGTTATGATTCCAATTGATCCAAAGGATAAACCATGACAGATTACATTCCCGGTTCAGCATATAAAAAGGGTTACGATACCAGAATGAATGGTGGAGACAAGGCTTCCAACATATATGAGTCCAATTCTGTCTACTGGCAGGAATGGCTTGCTGGTTGGGAAGATGCCCACAATAAGATCATTAATGAAGCCAGAGCAAGTTCTGGCTGTTCAAAGCCAAAGTGTTGTAAGAACTTTATTCAGGATTGATAAGGCCCCCGAAAGGGGGTTTTTATTTTATAAATCTAGATAATGTTTCTCGTACAATTTTTCCAATTGCCGGATCCATATTATTTAAAACAGAATCCAATTGGTTGTTATCTATCTGAGAACTCTGCATTTTACCAGTTTCTAAATTTTTAGCTACTGATGCAAAAACTCCTTGTGCTTTTTGAGATGAAATATCTGGAGCCCTTACACCAACTTCAATTCTAGACCCAGAAGGACGTAAATGATAACCAACCTGAGGAACTTGCTCTACATATCCTCTCATCAATCCGGCTGGTGTTAGTGTTGCGCTATATGGAAATCTAAATTGTTTATCACTTTCTGTAGGCAATATTGACATCGGCACATCATTATTAAGTCCCGACATAACAATATCTTTTAATTGAGATTGTCTACCAGATTCTAAATTTTTTAAAGCAGATCTGGCTTTGGTCTTCGCAGCCTTTATTACTTCTGCTGGTGCTTCTACATCACGCATAGTTGCTCTAAGAGGCTCAATTACATCTTCTAATCCAGGATGTTCACCATATTCTCCAACATCAATTCTTTGACCTATTGTAGTCGTATGGCCTTTTATATCTAAATCATGAATTTTATTTGTTTTTGGATCAACATCTATGGCATCTTTTTTATTATCTGAAATGGGTTTACCGCTTAAATCTATTAATTGATCTTCAACATCTTTTAATAAACCTGAATCATTACTGGCAATTGCTGTTCCCAATGCCCTAGTTCCATGCAATAATTTTCCTAATCTTTCAGTAGATGCACCTGCAATAGAAGCATCTTCTTTTGGAGGATTTAAAACGGGATCAAGTAATTTAGATACGGGCTCCGTTAAATCTTTTTTTTCATTTAAAATATCCAATTTTTCCAAACCATATTCTTCCATGAAGCTCAATGGTTTAAAGTTAATCCAATATAGATCACTTTCTCCTGTATCGGGATCCACTGATCGAACTGCCATATGTGCTTTTGGATTTCGTCTTTGATATCTTTGAAGATAGTTTTTTGTTTCAGTATCTGGAACATGTTTCCATGCTTTGGCACTTTTAAAGTGTCCCATTTCTTCTGGGCAAACATCAAACATTTCACAATTATCAAGACCTTTTAGAATCGGAGTGGTTCGTTTTGTTGTTCCCATTGCAGGATCATAACCCGATACAGAACCAGTGTTATATCCGGTAGAAGTTCCCGGAGTTCCCATGCCACCAGCTGCCATATCTTCGCAGAGCTCCATGTAGCTGACGGATGGATTGATGTGAAGGGCAATGTAGCTTTCTACTAATCCAATATATTCTGAATCAGTGATGCCAATCTGTTTGACTTCTTCACCAAATAATTGCATTGTGCTCATATAGTTGTTGAGCTTGGCTTTTGTGAGTCCGGGTGGCAACTCATCAAAGATTTTCTTTAGTTTTATAATAAGATATTCTAATGGGTCAATGCTGCTTTCCGCTTTTAGAATATTTCCATACTGGTCAATAGCACCACCACGGTATGCTTGTAAGGCTGTATAAGGCTCCGAGACTCCTTGAGCAAACTTATAAAAATAAAATGATGGAATGTATTGGGGAGAGTTCATCTATAATATTTATTTTTCTGTCTGAGACAACTTTCGATCTACTCTTGGATCAGTATTTAATTCTGAATATTTTACTTCTGGTAAATTTTTTATGTTAAATTCTAAGAATACCAAAAAGGATTTCAGATAAGAATATAAACGAGGCTCAACTTTAAATATTAAAATTCTTGCAGTATTCACTTCACCAAATACATTTCGTAAAATTATAATATGATTTATTATAAGTCTTTCACGTATTGATTTGAGCGTTTTGTGTTTATGAATTTTTTGAAGTAATCTTTTAACGTATTTGATACGTTTTAGATCATCCATGAATTCTATTTTGCCAGTGCACTCTTTGTTAAAATAACAAGTTTGACAGAATTCTAAAAAAGTATCTTCTGTCAATGGTTTGTTATTGTCTAACATTAATGGTTCAGTGCTCGCATCCGCAATCATAATTCATGCTATCTGTATTATACGAAGAAGTTTCAGTTGGCACAATAACAAGCATTACTTTTCTCAAATGATTTGGTTGCTTGACAACATTCATCGAAAGAGACAAAGAATGTCCTAGTTTTTCCTTGATTCCATCGCCTTGCTTGAATCCAGTCTTGTTGACATCATCATATGGATTTTGGCCATAGACTCCAAGCTGAGGACTTCCGTATTGAACTAGTTCAAATGTGGAAAGACCATCTGATACACTGCGATTTGGAGCTGCAAAATCAAGACCAAAAATGTTTAATTTTTGTTTTACAACAGCAAGAATGCTGTCGGGATCAATGTAATCTTTGCATGAGAAAGTATAAAGCATTGCATTGATTGCATCAATTTGTCTTGGAAGAGCTAGGTTGAATGTTCCCTTATCGGTTAAAGGTGATTCACCCATCTTTCCTTGGGGGTCACCGATATAGAGACCACCTCCAAAGGTATGCTCTCCTGCGTCTTCTACTAAAGTTTCGATTTTTTTGATGAGTGATTTAAATTTCATGGCTTTCCTTTATTTAGTCCTATTTTTTATTAACCCAAACAAATCGGGATTGTAAACCTGTTCATTTAGGTTTTTAATCGTGTTATTTGTTATATTGTAAGCTTGTTCCACCCAAGGTTTTGGTTGTTTGGGCTTTATGGTTGGTTCTGTATCTTCTTTTAACATGGATGTTACTGATTGAGTACTCCAAGTTTTGCATGCCCAGTATCTGGCTTTCCATCTTGGTCCTGGGTTATCGCAATTATGTCTAGCTCTAAAATTTTTACGGCGTCCTGGATCATCTCTTTTGATTTCCATATTAGGATCACCAAAATTTACTTTTACAACATTACCTTTATCATTCTTTACATAGACTTTGTACTTCTTTACATCACCCTTCATTATCTTGTTTAATTTTACTTTTCTCTTGGTATCTTCATAAATTTCAACCTGCGAACCATCTTCATCAAAATCTTCGTTCAAGTCTGTTCCAAGTATTCCAATAATAGAATTTGTTTCCATTATTCTAATGCGTTCACATTTATTCTGATCAACAATGTTTAATGCTAATTTATCTTCATTTAATTCAATAGCATTAATATTAAAAATTTCACCAGATTCCATAACCATTATGTCACCAGGAATCAGATCATTTGCTTGTATGGACTTGCAAGTCATAGGAATGACCATGTTTTTATTGTTAACAACAAAAGGAACTGAAGATTCATTCATCGTATATCTTGATGAATTGTTTCTATCTAATATTTTTTTTGTTATAGATTTTAGATACTTTGAAATCATTTCCAGCTGCCTTTATTTTGAGTCTCACCTTTTTTGTGACCGTTGTCAGATCGATTAGAGGATTTATCTCTGACACGTAAATTATTTATACCTTTGGAGCCACCGCTGCGAAGGGGTTTCTTATGGTCAATATCTTTACCATCTCCCTTTTTAGCACGACCTTTCTTTTTCATTAGTTCTCGTGCTGCTGTTCTGGCTGCGCGTTCTCTTTTTTGTTTTGGCTTACCGTGGTAATTACGATATTCTTTTTTATAATCTCGCTCGTATTCTTCAGCTACCAATTCATTGATTAACATTTCCAAGAGTTCTGGGTATTCTGTCATGCGATTAACTGCATTGTGGTAGATTGATTGGAAGTTGACCATGAATGGTTCATGACTTTCATTTAATGAAGTTCTAGAGTCAAGAATAATTCCGGCTTCACTATCTGTTATTAATTCGTTTCTTAATAGATTTGACAATACAAAATTGTTTGTAAGAGATTCAACCAATAGATCATTAATGAATATTGCTGCTTCTCCAAGAACTTCATTGGTGATATTTTCACCTTTCAATACTGGAATCTTGGTTGTCTTATTACCAACAGTGACATAATTGTATTGAACAGCATTCAAATCTTTGGCATTAAATCCTGGAAGTAAACTTGCATTCAATAAAAAGTCATTATTTTTTACCAAATAGTTTACCATGTATTGAATTGGATCTATTGATCCTTTCTTCACTAACATGCTCTCAAGAGATGGTTTCTTCTCTTCTACAGCTTCTACTACGGTAGTGAATTTCTTTAATGTTTCTGCTGCAGATGGTTTATATGTTCCAATATTCGAAGATGTCATTATATCTTTGGCAGTGCTTACATCTAAAGTTGATTCTAATGAAACTGTATTAAAATAATCATCAGTCATTGGAATAATTCCATTGACTGTTATCAGATGGTTTGGGGCAAGTTTGGGATCTGTGATATTATCTCCACGCAAAACAGTCTTTAAAAGATTTCCAATGACTTGAGTTTTTAAAGTATTCTTTTTGCCTTTCATCAATTCTTTGGCACTTTCTTCCCATGCTTTGCTGTAGGAAGATGCTGATGCCAATGGATTGAGATTACCTTCTTCATCAAAAACGGTTCCAGAGACTTTGCCATCCGGTCCCTTGATTTGCATTTGTTGAAGTTTTTTGAATAATTTTGGATCTTGTTTGATCTGTCCAACCAATTCATCTGGAACAAGAATTTCAGAAAATGATTGTTGCCCTTGTTGCATTTTTTGGAATACTTGAGCAAGCTTGGGATCATTGCTGACTGTTTGAGGATTGCTCAATGCTTGGGTCAAAGCAGATGCAACATATCCTTTGAAGTTTTTATTTGATTGATCAAATTGATTTGTGGATAGAGACATTTCTCCACCAGCAGCAACCTTGAATTTATAGTTACCACATTCCATATCGGCTGCACCTTCGGCATTGACAGGCTTTCCTATGGTTTCAACATTTGTCAAAAGATTTTGGAGACATTGATCTCCAATTTGAGAAAGAATCTTCCGTGCAGTAAAGAATGCAGATCTGGTAAACTCTCTTGCATCAGGAGCAAGAGCAAGATATGTTTGCATTTCTTGATCGCTAGATCCAACTTTTAGTTTGGCCAAGAAAACAAGAGCATTCAAAACTTGTTGATTATAGGGAGCATTGCTTGTATTGCTCAACCCATATTCAACTGTTATATTTTCATACGATAATCTATCAAAATCATTGTTAGCAGGTGGCTTGCGCATCATTTTAAAATACTCTGCGCGCAATTCAGGAGGCATACCAACAAGCTGCTCAGGTGACATTTGAGTCATAGCCTGCATCATTTGATCCTTAGACATTTTCTTTGCTTTTGTCTTTTCGGATCTTTCTTTTTCATCTTGATTTTTAGGTCTTGCTTCCTCTCTTTCTTTTTTCTCTTCAGAAGATTTCTTATTGCGCTCACCCTTTTCGCCACCTTCTTTTTGTTTTACATCACCAAACAAAAGCTTGGAAGCTCTGGTTTGTTCAAAGTTTTGCTCTTGTGTGACTTTTTGCGCTTCTTCAATAGAAAGAGGAGCTTTATTTAATTTTTCATGCATTCCAGCATTAAATGAATCTTTAAAGATTAACTGGACATTTCCAGATTTAGTTTTGACTAAAACAACGTCTTTAATAAGATCTTGCTTGGGTCTGCGTTCCCTTGGGGTCTCTTTAGCCCGTTCTATACGCTTACGAGCCGCGTCACGGGCTTTGGAGTCACCAGAAGCAGATTTGGCCCGTTCTTTCTTTTCAGCGGTTCCAGCCTGTTGTACTGCTTCATTTACCAGTACATTATTAAAAATTTGGGATAAAAGTGTTTTAAAGTTCATCTCCAATTATTTAGGCTCTGGAGAATCCTTATATTTTTCCAATGGATTGAATAATTTCAAGTTTTTGACACTTTTAAGTCTACCATTGGCTAAACTTTTAATGTTATTATAGTCAAAACCATTGTTAATTGAAAACTGTCTCAAATTTGTTACAGTAAATACTTCATTGGTGACTTTATCTTGAAATACAACTGTTTTGACAGGGATTATTTTCTTTTTCTTTGGTTCTTGTTGTTTTTCATGTGCCCCTATAGTTTCCTTAACTTCTCGTACTTCTACGGCTGTCCAACCCTTATAGGTTTTTCTTTTGCCATTTAACAGTTCACAAATTTTAACAGAGGTCATTCCCTGACTTATTGCAAATTCATTCATGTTTTCAAAAAAAGTTTTTTCCCCTGTATCTACTCTTTTCAACCAATATCCATTGTGTTCTTTAACTGGATTGACCCAAACCCAATATCTTCCATCTTGTTTAAAGAATCCACCATGAGTTTGTATAAACTGTTCTCTATGCTTTCTAGCCTTAGAGCTGTCATTCATCTGAATCCATAATTTGGATCCACGACTATTAACTTGATCCCATATGGTTTTTTCTTCACGATACGCCATTTAAATTTCCATATTCAGTAATAAGACTTTTTAAATGCTTTACATATTTTATGGGTCTATCTTGAAACACTTGTCGCAGACCATCTTCGCAGGCAATTAAAATTGCAAAGTTATCTACAATGATTCCGGTTCTTTCCTGAAACATCAGTGCATACGCACAAGCCTGAGCAAAATAATTATCAATATCTCTTGCTCTTTTTTCTTTTGTGCTTGCCTTAAAATCAATGATGGATAGCTTACCATCATATTCGGCAATGCAGTCTGTTCTTCCTGCAAGCCCTAAAGTCTTGGACCATAAAGGAGTTTCCAAGGCTATAATATTGTCTATCTTGTCTAGTTCAGGACGAAGTATTGAGAACAAAGATTTAAAATTAGAATGTAAATTATCAAAATCTATTTGTTCATTCTTCAAATATTGTTCTATTATAGAATGAAATTTAGTTCCCCGAGAAGTTACTCGTTTACTTTCTTCTGGGTTTTTATTTCGCCATTCAGCAAAGAATTTTTGCTTTTGAAATCCAACTACTGTTGTTACAGAGGGAAAAACTCCTTCTGGAGTTTCATATAGACGTTTACCATCTACGCTTAATTCTTTTAAAGCGCCATTGAATTCTATTGGTTTATGAACAAATGTTTTTGTAGGAATAATATGCATATAATTTCACCAAATAAGTATACAACAAATTATAAATTATGCAATAATTATCTTAAAACTTGTCGTCGTGCAAACTGACCAATGGCTTCCAGTCCAAGATTTACATCAATATCAGATCTGCGTTTGGCTTCTTCATAATCTGAAGATCCTCTTTCAGCTGGTGAGCCACCACCGAATGGAAATATTGGAGGTATTCTTGGTTTTGGGGTCTCGGGTTTTGGTCTAACAGGTCTAGGAGGTCTTCCAGTTCCTTCGCCAGTTCTTTCACCTGTACGAGTTTTAGTGCGGTTGCGTGTTTCACCACTAGTTTCTGTTTTTGTTTCAGTTCTAGTACGTGTTTCAGTTGACCCATCGGTTCTTGTACGAGTATCAAACTTGGTTTCTTTTTCTACACCAGTATCGGTAATAGATTCATCGCCAGTTTTGGTATCTGTTTTAGTATTTGGTTTTGGTTCAACTTCTGGCTTTGGTTCAACTTCTGGAATGCGTGGCTTTGGTTCAACCTTTGGTTTTGGTTCAAATTCTGGAACCTTTGGTGCTGGCTCAACTTTTGGTTTTGGTTCAAATTCTGGAGTTTTGGGACTTGGTTCAACTTTTGGTGGTGTTTTTGGATTTGGTTGAACAGGAACTTCTGGAGGAGCAGGAGGTCTTGTGGGTGGAGCTTTTGGTTCAACAATAGGAGTTGAAGGAATTTCAACAGGTATTTCTGGAATAGTTTCAGGAACAATGGGTCTTGTAGTAGGAGGAGCTGGTGGAGCCATTGTTCCAGCAACTACTTTAGTTGCATTTGCTTCAGCTTGTTGCGCAGCATCAACCGCAGCCTGTGTAATTATATCACTATCAATTGCTCCAGTATCTTTTATTATTGCATCAATTAAAGCGTCGCCACGCAAACCATTTTCAAGATGTTTGGCAGCAACTTGTTGTGCTTTTTTTAATGCCTCTCTTGAAGCAGTTTCTGCAGCAGATGCAACTCCACTTTCGGCACCCTTTACCGCACCACCAACAACTCTTTCACCTGCTCCTTCCATTCCGCGAACTGCAGCTTTTTCTGCTGCACCCATACCACGAGTAGCAGCTTTTTCTGCTGCTATTTCAGCAGCACTTAAACCTTTTTCTGCAGCTTTTACTGCACCTCTAACAAGTGTTCCCACGTATTCAAATAAATTATAATGATTTCCCTCTGATTGAGGAGAGACATTACCATTTAATTGATCATTAAAACGATTTTCTAAAATAGTTTTAATTATTGCGGGAAGCTTTTTCATGTATTATATACTTTTTTTATTTATTTAACCAACCCAAGAAACTGCTTGCTTTATCACCAACAAATTTTGCTCCAGGAATATTTTCTTTGGTCCAGTCTATTGCTGCAGTAGTTGCAGTTTCAACTGCTTCTCCACTTTTATCAAGCCAATCTCCCGATCTACCAGTCATTGCGTCCAGTCCGCGTGCAGCAAGAGCATAACCACCTTCTTGTTTTTCCAATTCAGCGTTAGCTGCATTTCCCATTGCAATTTGTTGTCTTTTGCGGAACTCGGGATCTTTCATCTTTTTAGCAAATTCTTCTGCTTCTTCTGCAGATGCAAATCCTTTTTCAAGATCTCTTGAGCGAGCTGTTTTTGCTTCTTCGGCAGTTTTTGCAGCAGCCTTAGATGCCTCTTCTGTTGAAGACACACCTTTTCTTTGATTGGCCGTCAACAAATTTGCAACTTTTTGCATTCCAGATCTTTGAAGATCTGACAATCCTGATGCTTCGCTAGCTTTATCTATAAGTCTACCAGCAACATATCCACCAGCAATTGCAGCATTTGTACCTGCACTTGCCGCCATAGGTGCTAAGGATGCGGCACTTCCAATAAGTGCAGAATCGGTTCTACCAAAACCTACTGCTTTTGCAGTTTCTGATGCAGTAGCATCTGCAGCCATCATACCTGCTACATCTAAACCTATTTTACCTATTTTACCAGCAACTGCTTTTCCAGTAGATTTTGGAGATACTACTTTACCATCAGCAGTGCTATAGGAACCAGCTTTTGGTGCTACTTCAGCTGAGGCTGGTGGCTCTCCAAATGAAGCTTGCATTGGAGTATTTTTGGCACGTTGAATTCCGGCTTGGCTATTTGGATTTTGTCTTCCACCAACTCTTGGGAACGTTTCACTTGGTTTACCAGATGCTTCAAAATCAATTGGATTTGTTACGTATTCTGCGGCAGTTGCTGGACTGACACTTCTTGTATTAAATTGACCAGAAGTTTTAAATTCAGCAGGGGTTTCAATAGCTGCATTAGGACCTTCAAAGGACATTGGGTTTCCTGTTTTTTGTGCCATACGGGCACGCAAAGCATCTCGTCCCATTGCTGATCTTTCGGCAACAGAAGGTGCACCTTTCTTAGGTGTAACAATTTTACCTTCACGAGTGCTGTATGATCCGGGTTCAATAACAGGTTCACTCACTTTTGGTGCTGGTTTTGGTGCTTCTCCAGTTTTTGGTGCTGGTTTTGGTGCTTCTCCAGCCTTGGGAGCTTCTGCAGCTTTTGGGGCTTCAGCTGGTTTGGATGAAGTTCCTCTTTGACGGTTTGCCCATTCAATGGCTTTATTTCCAGCATATAAACCACCACCGATACCTAAAGCAAGAAGTTTGGGATCCATGCTCCACTGAGCGTCTTTTCCTCCAGCTGGCTTAGCTGGAGCAGCTGCTGTTGGCTTTGGAGATACAGAAATTGGACGACCATCTTCATCTGTCAATCCCATTCCAGATTTTGTAACATTTGTTGGAAGTGCGGTTGCTTTTCCTGTATTGTCTGCGGTTTGTTGTGTTTGTTTAACTTCTCGTGCTGTTGGAACTGCACTTGCTGTCCCAGAACCGCCTGATGTTTGTTTTACTGGTGGTTTAGCTGGTGCTTTTGCAGGCTGAGATCCTGCGGCCCTCGCAGCTTTTCTTCTTTCTTGTTCACCTTTTAATTCTCTATATTCAGCCGATTGTTTATCATCGGAAATCTCTGCACCAAAAAGGCCAGTCTTTTTAAGATTTCTCATTCGGCTTTCAATTTCTCTATCGCCGGCTTCGCTATCTGCAATAGCTGGACCACCCGAGCTTTGAGACCAAGATTTATTAGCATTTACGGTACCACCAGTCCAATCGACCATTTTATCAGAATCACCCATACCAGATCCGCTTTGACGTTTTTCAGTGCCATATTTTGGAGTAGCTTCATGTAAATCTTTCATCATGGCTTCAAGAACATTGACTTGTTCTTGAAGTTGTTCGGCGCGGTGTCTGTATAAGTTTGTTATGTGGTTCATGATTTATCCTGTTTATTTAGGCCATGCTTTCGTTGCTGCCAGTTAATGAATTCTTTTGTTTTTGTTTTTCTGCACGTAATGCGAGATTGGCATCTTTAATCTTTTCTCCTCTAGCTTTCAAAGCCAGAGTACGTTCTCTAGTACCTTCTGCGCCAATGCCGCTTGTAGATATTCCTCTTGCCTTGGCCACATCGGTTTCAAGATCAACTATTTTATTTTTATCTTCCAATGAAGAAACTCTTTTAGTGACATCTTTACCAGTCATTGTAGGCTCTGATGTAGGAGTTTCAGTAGGAGTCTTTGTTGCTGGTTTAATCTGTCCATAATCACTTACAAGTTTATTTGATTCTGCAGTTTTGTCTGAAAAACTTTCTGGGGGAGTAGAAAGAGGAGAAACATTTAATTCTCTGCCATTTACCAAACCACTTGTTCCGGGTTCAACGGTTGGGTTGGCAATTAATGGTGAAATTTCATTTGCTTTTGGCTTTGAAACCAAATCCATTCTTGGTTGAGTTGTTGGTTCATTGGTATTTGCCAACATATCAAAAATACCCTCTTTAACAAAACTTAAACTTGTTGTATCTTTGGGAATTAAACCATATAAAGTTTTATTCTTGGGTTTTTTTGAATACAAACTCAATATGTTTGATGGTTGCATTGATTGTGGTAAATCAATATTTAAATTTGTATAATTTGTTGGCGATCCTGGTTGCAATCTATGGAAAGTCTGAACATCATCTCTGGAAATAGCATCGTATTCTCTTCCAGTTGCAGTATAAAAATCACCTCGGGTTGTTTTGTAGAATGGAGAAATTTTTTGTGGGTTAGCCTTGGCCCACGCTTCTCTTGAAATGTCTGCTACTTTTTCTACAGGCATTTCTTCATATGAAGTCAATCTGGCTTCTTTTTGACTTACATCAGCTCCAGTTTCTTTTTCTGCATCAAATCTTTGTCTTGCTTCAATTCCTGAACGGGTTTTGATTGCAGCTGCTTTATCTTTAGATTGTTGGCTTTGTTGTCCATAGCCATAAATTTTGGGATCACGTTCACTTTGTCCTGACATGATTTTATACATTAATAGTTCTGCACTATCTTTGGCCGAAAGATCTTTTGGATCTTTTCCAGCAACATTAGATAAAACTTTACCATAATGCTTTTCTGCATATTCTGTGTTTTCTTGCAAAGATCTAAAAGCATTGCCATCAATATTTTTACCATGAGCAGGAGTATTTGGTGTGCCCTTTGAATTGGCATTCTGTCCAGAAACAATTGCTTGACTGATATTGTTTAATGATGTAATATTGGGATTGTAATCTGACTGCTTATAAGTCTTTTTCTGTTCCAAAATGTTTTTGGCACTGGAAAGAATGTCTGAAGGCTTAGAAGCTGGGGCAGTGGGAGAATGAGGTTTTCCCATAAAATCCTTGACTTCCCAATAAAATTGTCGATTTTGCTTATTATCCATGATATGAAATATTTAGATTTACATAAATACTTAAAAGGTATGAAGAAACAGGTACTCTTGTTAAACCAAGATAATACGCCCCTGAATATCATTACCGTTAGTAAAGCCTATAAACTTATGACCAGAGACAAAGTTTGGGTCGATGACTCAAACGATTGTTATGAACTTTTATCAATTTCTAAAATTGTTAAAATTCCAAAAATATTGATTTTAAAATATTATGTGAAATTGCCTTACAAAAAGGCTGCACCATCAAGACAAAATATTCTTCGAAGAGATCAATATTGCTGCCAATATTGTGGTACGGATTTAACCAATAAAGATGCTACTGTGGATCACGTAACACCAAGATCTAAAGGTGGGGCTTCTTCTTGGGTTAATATGGTGGCAGCATGTAGAAAATGCAATCTTGATAAGGGCAATAGAACTCCCAAAGAAGCGAAAATGGAACTCAAAACAAAACCTAAAGAGCCATCTTATGGTTTTCTATTTGAAAACATGCTAATTACTTTTAGAAAGAAAAAAGATGCCTAATTATTCATTTGTCTGTGAATCGTGTGACCATAAATTTGAAGTTTTTTTAAAAATGAGCGAATGCGACAATCCGTTAAAGGAAAAGTGCCCCAGCTGCAACAAAAAGAAAATTGTCAAAGACTGGACTGAACAAAAAAATTCTATTGCCATGGACACCACTTTGACCCCCAGCAAAGTTAACGGTAGTGCATGGAAAGAAGTAATTGATAAAATTAAAGGTAGTGGTCAAGTTCCAAAGAGATTTCACGAAAGACTGGACAACTCTGGAAGAAATGCTGGCCGTTACGTTCGTTAATTTTTGGTCTGAATCATTGCCTTCAGAATATAATAACTGTCGATAACGTCCGTAACAGGATTACTCAAAGTTTTCTGATCAAAGACCGACAAAAGATCGGTCTTTGTTTCTTTGGTGAAGGCTTCATACATTGCCTGTTTATCAGCGTTACCTTTGCCCGTAGCGCATTTCTTGACTCTGGATGGCTCAATGATGGTCACGGGAATGGCGAGCTTATAGAGCTTGTGCTTAAGGATTCCCATGTTCTCTGCCAAATTGAATACACGGCCTTTAGACCCAAAAGAATAGCCTTCTACGGCAACCTCTGAGGCCCCAATACAAAGATTGATGGCCCAGTCAGATATGCTGTCAAATCTGTCCACATCAATATGATATTCCTGAAAAGATTCCCCTGTAATATTTGGAGCAATTTTATCAGCATATTTCTTTGTATTGGTCAAATAATAAAAGAAACAATTTTCAAATTTAAATTCCCTACGTTCATCATAAAGACAAAGACAGGGGCAGGTTATAGAGTAATCAATGCCGATTAACATATGGAACATATATATTTATACCTTGGTCAGAAGTGGTGGTTCCTTAGCAGTCTGATGAAATATACTTCGACCATTCCAAAAGGACTGCGTGGAATACCCACCACCTCTGCCTAAAATATTTATGTAAAAATTCCACCCTTGTGGGGTGGAATTTTTTATTTTACTTTTGTTTTAAATGATGTGTTTCAAAATGACAATTTGCACATAATAAATCACATTTATCTAATTCTTTTTTAGTCTTTTCCCAAGAATGTGGCATTCCTTTGTGAGACAAACCAAAATCTTTTTCATTTGGATCTCTATGATGAAATTGAAGTGCTCCTGCACACTTACTGTATCCACAAGTTTGACATTTTCCACCTTTATACTCTATGCATTTTTGTTTTCTTCTTTGGCGATAAATTGTAACAGCACACCCATTACATAAAGATTTTCTATGTCCGTTTTTACGATTATAGATAAAAGATCTATCACATCTAGTACATATTGTATTCATACTATTATTTAGTATTAGCACGCTATGTACTGCCACAAATTAAACTGGAGCGACAGGATTCGAACCTGTAACCAATCCGTTAACAGCGGATTGCACCACCGTTGTGCTACGCTCCATAAAAGGATCACACTATCTGACATCCGCCTGCACTACAAGCATATTCCTTTGCGGATTCAGTATTGTCTTCTGCCTCGTATTTAGACAGATCTTTAAAGTTAACTTTAACCTTAGGATGTGCTGAATAGGTTGCAGAATCAATCTGCTCAAAGGGTGCCTGAGCATAGGTGTGACTGTCACCACCGGGAAGGAACGAGATGCCTGTTGCGACATCAAAGTTTTCCCAGAGCCAGTTACCGACTTCAAGGAATTCAGAGTCCCTGTAGTTAACGGTGATTGATGGCTTGTGATGGCAGAAGTGCTCTTGATAAGTTTTCCACAGATCAAGATGGTCAAGTGCGCGAAGTTCCTCAGTGGTCATGGTTCCCTTTGGAGCCTTCATCGCAAACGTAAAGACGGCAGTAGAAGTTGGGTTGATGACATCATCCTCGCACGGGACGCCTTGATCCTTCATTAAATTGTACAGAGGATCTTTCTTGTCCAGACGAATTCTGCGGTAATAATAATCCGCATAGCGAGGATGCAGACCCGAGGCAGAGTCCACCAAACACGATGTAG